AGCTCTGCGTCTGGCTGACACTGCTATTAAGATAGGAGCTATGTTATGATCCCGTTCGACAGATCAAAGGATCAGATACTTCAGCACGGAATTTCTGTCAGATATTATCACGGCAACTCACCTGAGGACAAGATCGTACTTGTTCCTTGGGTGTTGTGGTCAGCACGATTTCAGATAAAGATAATCATACCCCGCTTCTTTATCTATGATGGAGCGTCAGTCCCGAAGTTTTTACGAAGTATTGTGTCCAAAGCTGGTCCTCTTGAGATAGCATCTTTACCACATGATTTCGGCTATACACTCCCCGCATATCATCCAGACGAAACGGTTCTCACCCGAAATGATTGGGACTTAATCCTCAAGGACTTCTGTGAGCTTGAAGGTATGTCTTGGAGGCGTAGGCAGTATGTGTACATAGCCGTAAGGTTTGCTGGATATTTTGCCTATAACAACAAAGACAAGGCTTTCTTCTGTCCAGATGAACATAAGGATTGGTATATTCAAGAATATTCGTATCTAAACATACCAAAAGAAAATGGCTATTACAAAATACTATAGGAGGAAGCCTTGTCTAATTATAACATGGTGGAAGTGTATGTGTCAGTACACGGCGGCAATGTTCTCCCTGTCCCAATCACTTCCGAGAATATCACTGTAACGAAACAAGTTGAATACATGGAGAACATACGGTCAGATAGGTGTGTCAATAAATGGTCTGAAGTGTCCTACACATCCTCTGCACAAATAGATTTTCACCTAACCCCCAACCACGATTGGTTGTTTGAACATGCTCTTGGCGGGGATTGGCAAGAGGGTGCATATTCTTCCTCTCTACAGTATTCGAATACAATCAAGCCGCTTGTTATTGGAAAGCATTTATCTGATCTTAATCACTGGGAAGTGTGTACGGATGCTTACCTAGACACACTGTCCATAGATGTGTCGTATGGGAATATTGTCAACGGCTCTGCTACGTTTGTTTCTAATGGACATTCGTTTGAGAATGAGTTTAGCTCCACGCCAACAATCGAACATCAACCAGTGATTACAAGCACAGATGTTGGTGCGATTGAAGTGGAGGGATATGACACTGGTATGTTTATCGAGAGCCTAGATATGGTGATTAGTAATTCATACCAGCAACGCACTCCTATTGGTAATAAATATGTGTCTAGGTGGACGCCAACTAAATTCACAGTGACTGGGAATATGAGCATCTACCTGACACAAGAATCTCTGAGCTTGTATAGAGAAAATTTCGAGACCAAGACATTCTCACTACGTTGGTGGTTACATGCTAATGACACTATCTACGAATTCTTCCTCCCTGAATGTGTGTTAGATATCACAACACCTGTCGCTGAAGGGTTGGATACAGATATGTTTGTCAATGTCTCGTATTTTGCAATCTACTCTGAGACATTTGGTGGCGTGATGCAGATAAACAAATGGCGGGATATGTCGCTAGTGGATATAGCAGCCAACTCTCTATGGCCAAAAGCATGAGGAATTATAGATGACAACATATAACACAGGGAATCCTGTTGGGAGTGCTGACCCAAAAGATTTCTACGACAATGCTGAGAACTTAGACTTAGCTATAAACGGAACAGGGGATATGTGGTTAGACCGCCTTGGCGTGTCACGCAAAAGCCTAGCTGGATATAACAAGGATGTGCAAGATATAGTAAATGAGGCTGCTACTAGTGCTAGCGAGGCTTCTACATCTGAACAGAATGCTCTAGCAAGTGAGCAAGCAGCAGCCTTGTCTGAATCAAATGCTTCAGCTAGTGCATCTGCTGCATTAACATCTGAACAGAATGCTTTAGCCAGTGAGCAAGCCGCCAAAGCCTCTGAAGTTGCTTCGGCATCTAGTCAATCGGCTGCGATGCTGTCTGAGCAGGCTTCCCTGGCTTCACAACAGGCGGCTAAAATCAGTGAAACTAACGCCAAGCAAAGTGAGATTGCAGCAGCATCCAGTGCTTCAGCAGCTCTGTCTTCGGAAACGGCTGCAAAGGGTAGCGAGGTTGCGGCGTCAACTTCTGCTTCAGAAGCAACTCTGCAAGCACAGGCGTCTGCCAGTAGTGCATCAGATTCTCTGGCTTCAGAGAATAAAGCACACCTGTGGGCAACTGAAACGATTGATGTTCCTGTTGAAGTAGGGGAGTTTTCTGCGCGTCATCATGCGGTCAAAGCAGGTGAATCTGCAGCGGCTGCGTTGGCATCTCAGACAGCTGCGGCTGCCTCTGAGCAAGCGGCAAGTCAACATAAGACAGACGCTCAGGCTGCAAAAACAGCCGCTGAAGCAGCACAGGCCGGAGCAGAAGCAGCCGAAGCCAATGCCGTTGCTGTAGTTACAGGCGGCACAGCGACTCTGACCGCTGAAGCTGGGAAGATTCCTATTGCTGATGCGAATGGTCACATCGATCATGCCTGGATGAACAAAGACGAGCTAGGCATACAATATAAGCCGTCTGTCTCACCAACACTGTCATCCGACTTCACCGAGAATGAACACAAACGCTACGAGCAATACGGCCTAGAGCCTAAAACCATCTTGCAGCAGTGGGATGTAGCGCGTAACTCGACAGCTACGTATTTTGATGCAAACGGTGTGCTGCAAACGGCTGGGATTAACGAGCCGCGTATTGATTATGATCCGGCTACGGGCGAGTGTCGGGGGCTTTTGGTTGAAAGGCAGAGTACGAATTTAACAAAATGGAGCGAGGATCTTTTAGGGGGTGTACATTTTGGTAGTGCTACAGCTCTTCCCAACGTATCACCTTCGCCTGATGGTCTGTTTTCCGCAGATAAAATAGTCGGCGATGTTGGAGTAAGCAACTGGTTTACTACAACGGCCATATCTGTTGTGCAAGGTACTCGTTATACTCATTCTAGGTTCCTCAAGTATGCAGGTATTGAAGAAGTTGATATACAGATAGAGCTGTATGGAGCAGGTTATGGCAGATTGGGGTTTAATGTCGTTACTGGGGAAAAGACTTATAGCGGAAACGGAGCCTCCCACGATGATTCACGTATTGATTATATATGTAACGGTTGGTTTAGAGTGTCTGTTTCTTATGTCGCCATTTCAACAGGGGTATGTAATCACCGGGTTATCATACCCACCGCCAGTGACGGCAATACGGGCGTCTATGTATGGGGCACTCAAACACAAGAAGGGAGCTTAACCAGCTACATAAAAACAGAAGCCAGCGCCGTAACCCGCGTAGCCGACACCATCACCCCAACAGTATAAGGAGCACATAATGCAGATTAACGATCAAGGCACCTTCTATGTTGAGGGTGAATATAAAGCTGGCGACATTATCCTGACAGCAGGCGACTGGGAATTAGTGGCTGATGTTGATGGGTATAAGAAGTATGCCTTTGGGTACGAGCCGGAGGATTTCCCTGAGCTAGTTACGAATGGGACGTTTGATACGGGCATAGATGGGTGGTCGGGTAATTTTACTTGGGAGTCAGGCGCGATAAGGTTTAACTCAGCTGCTAAATACGAAAAAGGGTATGGCCCTTACTTCTCTGTAGAGGCTGGAAGCGTTTACAAGGTTTCAATAGATGTGTTGGAGAACACTACTCCTTACTTACTGGTTATTGTACGAGGGACTGGCTTCACTCAGATTGTCTTGGGGAAGCTTCCCACCTCCCAGAGCTATAAAACTTATACATTTGTTGCGAATAGTTCGGCATTGGTGCGACTTGAATTTGCTGTTCAAATAGATGGTACTAATAGTGCTCTATTTGACAACATCTCCGTCAAACTTGCACACCCAAAATCCGGCGATACAATCCAACTCGGCAATGGCCACCACAAAGACTTCCGCTATTACCCCTACAAGCTATCCGCCACCGATATACAGGAGCTGACACGATGACCGAATACCAACTAGCCAAACACGCTGTGTCAGGGCAATTTAATCTGCGTGATCTTGCCGCTATGTCTCAAGGCGAAACACACCCTCTTGCCCATATGATTTGTGACGCAGCATATGAGGCGATATACACCGAGGAAGATGTTGCGATTGCAGCAGCAAAAGTATTGGAGGCAGCAGCATGAACCTAGATATTATCGGCACAATGTACGATCTGGATACCACTGACCCAGAAAATCCTATCAGCACTCCGATTGCAGGCTATCACGTTAATACCGACCAGCCTATTACCGGTGCTGAACAATATCAAGTTGTGCCCGTTACCCCAAGCCGTGTATTTGCTGGAGTGGACACATTGTTCTACAACTTCCCGGATGAGGATACGTTCAAGAGTTTCTTCCCTGAGCTGTATCCGCCTGAGCCTGTTATCGAAGGAGAAGAAGTATGAGTTATAAAGGGCCATATGACCGTGGCAATAAATCTGAAGCTGAATATTTAGATCGCGCCAATCATACTGGGAATGTTGCTGGTGACCTGACTGTGGTTGGTAATCTAATTGCTGACGGCATTAATTTAAATGCGGTACTTGTATCAGAGTTACCAGCCGCAGCAACAAGCACTGGCGCTCAGTATATGGTGAGTGATTCAACCGTGGCGGCATCGGGCAATTTTGGAGCTGTAGTTGCTGGAGCTGGTAGCAATGTCGTGCCGGTGTTTTCAGATGGCACTAGTTGGGTGATAGGGTGATGAAATTCAAGCGTAAAACAATCCTCACACTAGCATGGGCGCTACTTCTAGCGCCTGTGTTTGTGCTGCTTCTAGCTGGGTGCTCCGCGACAAAGGATCAATTCCCTGAGCGTAAACGTGACGCTATCTTTGCCGAGATATTTGTCGTTGACGAGATACCGAACGCCAAGTCTGATGTATTAGGCCAAGCTAAATGGTCGGGTAACAGATGTACTGTCTACGTCCGCTCAGATATCTATCCGTATGCTATGACACATGAGCTAATGCACTGCTTCAGCGGCAATTGGCACGAGGGTGTTCGGTCGGCAGAGTATCAGCATATTGTGGACTAATAGGAGCTGCCATGATCTCCCCAGAGCAATTCGATAAATGGCGTGTTGTGCCAAGACTTCTAACCGCACTCTACGGATGGATATGTTACGACACACATGTTTGGTTCCAGAATCTCCCCGATCCAACATCTGAACAACAACTCTACGCCAATATCATCTGGGGAGCTGCTGCTGCTTGGTTTGGTCTGTATGTGAATTCTGGCAACAAGAAGGAGTAGTATATGTGGCTATCTCTACTTAAAAACTGGAAGATGATAATTGTTGGCATCACCCTGCTAGGATCATTCTATGCAGGCTACATATACAGCACATACCAACACCAATCGGATGTCATCTCTGACATGATTGATAGGCAAGACATCCTTCGTGAATATATGGCTAGAGAATCTGAGATAGCAAGTATTGTAGAAGAACGCCTGTCTACACTATCTGCTAATGAGCGTGTGCTAGAACGTGAACGTGTACGTATTGTCGAGAAGCCTGTCTACAACATATCCTGCATAGATGCTGATGGACAAGCTCTTATTAAGCGATACGCTCTAGGGGCTTCTATAGAGGGTGTAGGTGATGAGTAGATACGTTCTGTTGTTGGGGATGTTATTAACATCCCTCACAGGCTGCTCTGCTAAGCCAGAGGTGGCACCACAAGCTATCCAACAGAGCCTTCTTGTCAAATGTCCATCTACACTACCATATGATTATGGGACAGAAGGATCTGACTGGATGTTGATGGTGAAGGAGTGGTCTAGCATATACCATGAATGTGCAACAAGACACAATGGTTTAGTTGATATCTTAAATTCAAAATAGGAGGGGAACGTGAGTGACGGAGATGATCTACACAGGAGGGTGTCTAAGTTAGAATCTCAACACGACAGATTGCTTGAATCAATACAGCAGTTAGTTGTATCAACGACACTCTTAACAGAAAACATCACACAGATGTCTGAGATAATCAAGGAGTTAAAAGCTCTTGAACCGAGGATACGGGCAATGGAGATGGACGTGAATAACAACAAGCTAATGTCTCGTGCATTGGTGTGGATAGGCACTACGGCTGGTAGTGCTGCTGTTATCATGTTCATCACTTATCTAGCTAATCTAGGCCAATAGGCAAGGCGGTGGGTATGTCTTTATGTATCTTGGAAGTGGTGCATTGGATCACACTCTGTCTTTATTGCATTGTTGCTGTTAAGACAATCTTGTTGTATCCGCATGTAAAACAATGTCCGCATAAGGAGGGCATGTGTTGGATAATCTACGCATATCTCACTTGTGTAATCGTTATGACAACGGCATTCATGTATTTACAAGTGGATTGGATTATAGCCAATTATGATAGTGTTGTAGAAACAGATCATGCCTATTTATGGGCACTCTATGATGTGATTAATGCGTTTGTTCAACTGTTCTACTTACTTGGATTAGAAGTGTGGACTAAGTGGAAGTACTCAGAAGGGAACCCTTGTCTAAGACGTAGGCGGGACGATCCGTAAGAAGGGTTGTAGATAGGAAGATTTAGGCCAGATGTCCGTATTGGATGTCTGGCCTTTTTGTTTGTATCAGAGTAGTTCTAGTATCTTCTCATAACTCCCGAACACAATATCATGTGGAATCAACACCCACAAGTATTCATGCTTCAAGGGAATCACCTTGGTAGTATAGTATTTGTCACACTCTAGTACAAGGTCTAGCTTCCACCAATCAGGGTGATTGTAATATGAATCGAGATCACAATCATCTTGGTCTAAATAGTTTTCACCATCCCAAATCAAAGGCATGAAAGAGAATCCTTCTCCTTTGTAATCCTTAGTGTTAGCCGACCACTCACCATCAATGTAGTAATACTTGTCTTTCACAGTGAATCTTACAACGATAATACCATCAGGATGGTCTCGGTATGATACTGTCTTGATGATGTCACTGTAAGACATTGGTGTGTTATGTACGAATCTATGTATGTGTAGCTTCATGTTTACTCCTAAGTGTTTGGTTCAGACATCTGTAGTGTAATCTTGTCTGGATGTTTTTGCAAGATGGGAGGAAATGAATATGTATATATTCCTCCCTGTTTTGGCTGACATCTAGTACGGTACGTAAAACTCAGGTCTGTTCTGGACAACAGCTACCTCTAGCTCAAGTTGGTCTACTGAATCTTCTACTCGATCCATCTTACCAAGAATCATCTCTAATCTCTGATAATTACCTTCAGGTGCCATACTCTTTATATTGACACTGCACACATCATAGACAAAAGATGAGACAGGGAATACATCTGTTACACCAGTATCCCTTTTATACATCATCTCAATTTGTGTAAGGGTTTCGTGCAAGAGCTGTGCGGCTTCAAAGAATGTGTCCTTACATTGTGATACATGATTCACTTGTAGCCATTCAGGTGTAAATAGTGCAGTCTTACCTAGCGACTTACAATGACTATTGACCTTTCTCTTGATAGTGTTCTTATCTTTCTGTGACAAATTTAAGACGTTGCGTTCTTTCTTATTGTCCCAAACCGTACCATATATCTCAAACAAAACTTGATTCATCTCGGATGGTTTTACTCCCACTTCTCTTGTGGCAAGTTTTGATATTTCAATTACTGCCTGAGTTTCGTTGGTAGAGTGAACCACTGTAACCCCCTTGCAGATTCTCTTGACCCACCTTTCGGTAGCACCTTTGCTTTTCAATCTATCTAGTATTTTAGAATAACTCAAACCAGATTGTCTTAAAGTGATTGCTTCTTGTTCTAGCTCGATTGGTAGCTCTATTGGCTTACTCATATACACACCGTCCCATCTCGTCCATATTATATTATAGTGTAAATCTCGGACGGTGTTCAGACAGTACACCCATATCCTCAATTATGTCATCTAACTTGTCCAAAATACCATATATATCTTCAGCAAGTGCTGTATCATAAGTGTGCATACATACCGCTGCATTCTGTAGGCTCACCCTAGTCTTGTATAGATTCGTCTTTATCTCAATTACAGTCATGCTTGCCATTTCATCCTCCTATAAACAATTAAAGCCAGACACCCTTACGGAACATTTCCCCATAAGAATATCTGGCTCACATCATCCTGTCAACTATCTTTCAGCTTGAATCCAAACATTGTACGTTCTGTATGACCTAACGGATGTTCTCCCTGTTCCCACCAATCAGACATCTCAACAGCACCGCTCTTGTCAGAGAATATCTTAGCGTGACACATCCCTTTGCTAAGATTGTTCTTGTTGCAATAGTCCTCCAAACACTCTGTAAGCTCTAGTAGTGTATCTAGGTGCATCTCACCAAGTTCTAGCTGGCAATGTCCGTTGTATTCATTGTCCTTGGACAAAATCATGTTAATAAAGATGTCACCAAGAGCTGTGTTGGTGTTCTTATCATCATCCCCCTCTACACCTTGTTGCTTTAGTGGTGTTACCTTGACAATATTAACAACATCGAATGAATCACGGACGTGTTGTTCAGCATCATAGGCAGTGGATGCTGTAATGTTTGAAGCACGTCGTTCCCACTCGTTAGTATCTTCATTTAAAACATTGTATTTAACATTATATGTGTTCATACCAAATCCTCCGCAACAAGAAAGTCACACAGTTCAGTGTATCCACCAATGTATTTATTCCCATGCACAATCTGTGGCGCCGTCTTGATCTCAACATCGTCTCTAACTAAACGAATGGTCTCAATCAACTCATCTCTAGTTATATGTTCCCCAATCGAATAGTATTGATACGGGATGTTGTTGTCCTGAAGAATCTGGACTGTTTTAGTGCAGAACGGACAATCTGGTTTACCATATACTTTGAATAGCATGTATTATTCCTCCCTTATTCAAATTCATCATTGATTGCTAGTGTAAAACATTTCTTCCAGAGTTGCACTGACAGAAACACGTTTGGGGCATCTAGGCTAAGATATAAGCTCCAACCCAGCGTTCGATCATGCCTATCGTATAGGGTGATTGTAGCCAGAGACTTTCGTCCGTACACACCTAGTCCGTACTCCCTGTAATCGTCTGTGTGATACACACTCCTTGTAAATAGTTTGTCAAAGAACATCATTCACACTCCCGTTCAAAATCACTCTTCAAAGATGCTTGGGTCAGATCATCTAGTCTAGCCTGTCTCAACCTCTCCCGCAAGCACTCCCTCTTGTCCTCAAGATCATCAATACGTTCTTGCTGGGTGATACAGACACCAGCTAAGTATATGACACTGAATACAAGCAGCGATGTCATTACAATGCTGTATAGCATGTTAGTCCCTCTCATACATATCGGCTGAAGTGGATAGCCAGATGTTGTGAATGAATTGTTCTAGCCAAGTTATGTCTTGTACATATTCAATCTTAACATCCATGAACTCATCTCGTCCAGCATCTTTGTATTGGAATTGAACATCGGCTGTGTATGCGTCCATACCCTCATACCAATAAATGTTGATGAAATACATCCTGTTGCGTTTATCATCACGAATACACTTCTGGTAAGCCTTGCTTGCGTATTCTGGACAGAATGGTGTCTTAGGGAATTCCTTGTAACCATTGTCCAGTAGGGTTTGTTCGTTCATTGTATTGGTCATAATTACCCTCCAATAGTTTCTTTAGCAACACCAACATCGGTGGTGTAGATTATCTCTTTCACACCAACGTCTGTCAAAGCTCGCATACAGATACGACATGGCCTACACATCTTAACATCACCATCTAGCCCACGTCTGAATACGTATACAGAAGCTCCTGTCAGATCAACTCCATTAGACTTAGCCTCTACAATAGCAGCCATCTCAGCGTGTAAGTAGATAGCATCAGGCTTCCCTACAAGTGATGCGTAATGATGCTGTAGGGGATGGGTTTTGGTTAGAGTGTTGTAGCCAGAGGCCACTTGCTTGCGTCCTTTAGCGATGACACATCCAATGTGGAATCTGTAATGGTCTGCTTGCTGAGACATCTGTTCAGCTTTATATAGAAAGCGTTTGTCTCTGGCCGTTATCATCTAGCTAAGCCTCCACATCAACGTGATTGATTGTTGTTTGTCATACTTATTCACCTCTTCTGATATCTGCTGCTTACTAAACCAAGCGACACCACCACTTACAGAACTAAGTGCTGCTGCCTTCCAATCTATGTCTGCAAGTATAGCATCAATATTCCCAAAGGCAACACCTTTTTTAAATTTGATCCAGTAACCTCTATTTGTCCGTTTCACATTCTCAGGGGCCTTGAGTCTGGAAGGAGCCGCGCCCATGATAAACCCGTCAGCTACATCCCGTTTGCAAAAATCGAAGTAACTGTTTGCTGGGATTGAGGCACTCTTTCTCAGGTCGTCACCATCCAAAACTCTTGACCAGACTTGGAACACGGCAGGGATGTGGTAATCCTGCCCGTTAAGGGTAAAAGACTCGTCCGGTAGATCGACACTTAGTATTAGCTTATATTCATGACAAATCGTATTCTGCCTAGAAGGCTTGTTATAAGTTGCTGGTAGGATGAACGCTATCGTACCTGCTCCGCAATTTGTCGCCCAATCTGTAAACTTTTTAATAAGGGATGAGTTTTTCCCGTAAGGGGGGTTTCCAATGACAACGTGACCTTCACCCATCTCAACAAGATTGTGCAATGTGTCTGCTTCAATGATGTCGTCCCGCATCGGTGCTATGTCGTAAGCCAATACGTCAGAGCACTTGTTGTAAAAAAGGGCATCAATGAATGCACCTCCCCCGGCAGATGGTTCAACGAACTTAAAGTTTGTCCCCCATTTCTCCACAAACAATCCAACGCATTGGTTTGCTACACACTGCTTCGTGTAGAATCTATCCAGTTCGTCTTTTTGCACGGTCTTCCAATTCATCAGAAATCAAACTCCTCGTCATCGCTAATGTCATCATCCACTTACCCAACACGGTAGTTGTTCACTTGGATCTCTTGTGGAGCTGCTGCAACACTGTCACGGTTCAAATACTTCAAGACTGTTCATACCAAGCCCAGATGTTCCCAGTGGATGTCTGGGCTTGGTAGTTAGGTTATTATGCCTCACATACCGTACATTCACCAGTGGAAGCACGTACACCTGCTAATGATCGCTGGTAGTACAGACCTTTGATATAAGGATCTAGCATTACCTCTTTAGTCACCTTGGACACATATTCCTCCGACTCCTCAGCAGAAAAGAATAGATTGAGAGACTGCCCCTGATCAATGTATCGTTGGCGGTCAGACGCTTGCTTGATAATGGACATCTGATCAATCTCATATGCGGTCTTGAACACTTCCTTTTCTTCATCAGACAACCAGTTAACACCCTGAACAGAACCGAAGTTAGCCTTAACCTCGTCCATGGCTTTCTTGTTGAAGATGCCACGGTCTTTCATCAGTCGTAGCAGTGACGGGTTGATACGAGAAATCTCACCACCAGCACTATTCTGGTTATACACATTTGCGACAATAGGCTCAATTCCTTGTGAAACACCACCACAAATCAAGGAAGTGCTCATTGTGGGCGCTACAGCCATCGTATGTGTGTTTCTCACACCATACCCCTTACACCATTCCGGTTCACCAAGTGTTTCAGCCATCCATTTAGAAGCCCGTAGCGTCTCCTTAGATAGATACATAAACAGTTTCTTGTTAAGAACACGAGCCTCAAATGACTCGAAAGGAATCATGTTGTCTTGCAGATACGTTGCATAACCTAGCACACCTAGTCCAAGAGCACGACTCTTCACAGTAAAGTCAACAGCCTTCTCTAATCCTCGTATGCTCTTACCAAACTTAATGAACTCCTCTGCAACACAATCTAGGAATACTGTAGAAACAAATACTGCATCTGTATCCTTCCACTCGTCATATTTCGAGACATTCATGCTGGAAAGCACACAAGTATATGTGTGATCCTTACTAGAATGCAAATGAATCTCATTACAGAGCTGGCTTGCTTTAACTTCTAGACCGAGATCTTTATACATCGCAGGATTTTGGCGATTAACCTTATCCCTATAGAAGTGATAACCCTTACCAGTTACAGCACGAATCTTCATCATCTTCTGGTAACGCTCAATCGCGTCCTTGTCGCCATTATTCAACCTATCAATAAACGCATCTGTAATAACCCAGCCAATGTTTAAGTCGTCAGGGTTATTGTACAGGTATTCAGCTACTTCGTAGAAGTCTTTGTGATCAATCTCGATATAACCAGCCCATGCACCTCTACGGTTTGAACCTTGCGTGATGTCACGACTTACCTGAACAAAGTCTTTTATAACAGGTAGGACACCACTAGCTTTACCTCCACGACTAATATCGGCACCACGTGGACGGATGTCGCCTAGGTAACTAGATGTACCGAACCCGTTCTGGGAGAGTACAGCAACCTCCTTCTGGCAGTCATAGAAGTCATACACATTATCGCCAACATAACCTCCAGAACAACTGACAGGAGTTCCACGAGTGGTTCCCATATTAGTTAGAACAGGTGTAGCAGGCGAGAGCCAACCTTTCCACATGACCTCAAAAAATCGTTCTTCCCATTTTTTAGAATCCGGTAGATGCTTTGCGGCAGTCTTGGCTAGTCGCTCATACATACCCTTCGGGGTCTCATTATCCAACAAGTATTTAGTCTTAATCATCTGATACCCACCCGTTGTATAGAACAGCGGGCACTCACCAGACTCTTGTAGTTGCTTACGTTCTGCTGAAAATTTATCGTAGATAGCTGTCATTATATCTCCTTGTTTCTTCTATTAGCGGTTCTTACTGCGTGACAATTAGCACAAACTATCTCACACTTCTCTAACTCTCTCAAGTATCTTTCTTTAGAAGCATCTGCAAGTTGTGCTATGTCACACTCTTTTTCGTAGATTGGGATGTGGTCAAATTGTAGAGCCTCTGGGTGTTCGGCATAACCACAATCAGTACAACCTCTTTCCATTTTATAGGTTTGTATCCAATCTTTGCGTTCTTTCCTGCGCTTATTACGGGATGTGTTCTGGCAAGATTTACAAAGATGTTTTCGTCCTCCCTCGTAACGGACATCTCTATAGAAATCTGTTACAGGGAGTTCCTCTAAACACACCCTGCAAGTCTTTATAGCTTCACCATGTAAATCGTGACTCATCCCAGTTCCTGTTGTATTCTGAGTTTGTTCCAGCAAAGAAGTCCCCAAACTGGATAGTGGAGATACTATCATAAAACCAAGATGCAATTGGGTTGTGTTTCACATTGAATATCGCACCAACACCAAGATTTTGTAGGCAAAGATCTACACGGGATGCTACGAAGTTCTGTAGCTGTTTTGCCGTAATACCTTCTATAGAACCTTTCTCAAAGATCATATCAATAATTCGACACTCGTGTTCATAAATCTTGTGAGCTGCTTCGATAATCTTGTCTTCAATTTCACGCTTCTGTTCAGCACTCAATCCAAGCTCGGAGATCAGCGTCCGGTAGAGCCACGCACCAGCCTCACTGTGAAGATGTTCGTCTTTTACAGAGAAATTGATGCCACGTACAACATTGTTCAGTTTGTTCTTACCCCGTGCTTGAAAGTGTTTTAGGAAGGCAAAGTTGCTGTAAAGTACAGCCCCTTCCACCATGCTAAAGATTGCCAGTGATGTAGGCAGATCATTTGACGCAACAAGTTCATCAATGAAATCCATGCGCGACTTAAGTTCTGGATCGTCTACATATGATTCATAAAACTCATCAGTGTCAAGCATCATTGCTTCATTGATCTGGTTATAAAATGGTGCATGTACGTTCAACTCAAAGAAACTGAAACAGTTAGCCATCCGCTCAATATCAGGGCGTTTGAAGTATTTCTTCACTTTACCGCCCCAATACTCGTTACCGATTGCAAGCTCATACAGAGTAAACAGCTTCAACGTAGTGATTACACCGTGGCGTTCAGCCTCAGACATATTAACCATCAGGTCTTGCACGTCTTTCTCTGTATTGATCTCCGTAGGTAGCCAGAAGATACTCATCTGCGTATCTGCAAACTGGATAGCTTGCGGGTAGTCAAAAGTATAGGTTGTTTTTGGTGTAAGTAGTTTAGCTTTTTTCATCAAGTTCCCCTCAATTATGGATATGGTACGGCTTGCCAGCCAAGCAGTCTCTTGTAAGTTGTCTCGTGTATACTACCGGCTTGGAAATACTCTTCTGCAATTGTTTTTAACACACGCTCCCTGTTGACCTTGTAGGCCATAAATGCTTCGTGCATTGTGTCATAAACTCCAGCAGACGTCTGAATTTGATTCTCGTTGCTGTAGTAAGAAGTGTACCTAAATTTACCCCGGCGTCCAAACTTTTTTGATACGCCTACTGGATACAACCCTCTTACTGATCTACTATTAGTGAAGAATGTGTTTAATCTCTTTGGAACAAAAACACATACTTCTGGATTGTACTCGTAACCTTTAAATTTATCCGAGTGTATGTCTTTGTCGATTTCAAACCCCTCTACGTAATTTTCATCATACCACTTGGCAAATACAGCGTAGTCTAACCACTCTTTACACACTGTCACTCCACGAGCGCCGTATGCAGGATAGCTCTTACTGGACTCGCTATAACACCTTTTTAACATACTGTTCCAACATTCGTAGCTTGGTTTTGACACTCGTTTACCATCTGGGCTGGTAATCATCCGAGAAAAGTGTTGGTCAGAGCAATACCCAACCCCATAAACAGTGGGCTTTGACCAATCTTTTGTATTAAGACGATTAACCGTATCAGAGTTATGTGTTGCAACAAAACCTGTCTCAGTGTATTGAATCACTGTTCGGCTGATACCTGCCTCTGTGACAAACCTGTCAATAACTTTAAACTCATCACAGTAGATTGTTTTATGTGTACTACCAACTGGTAGTTTATGTTCACCCTTTTTTCCCATGATCCCCCTCCTTATCAAATGCAATTACAAACTCTTTCACGATGCCGCTCCGCACAATATCATCGTGTGTGAATGTAACAACACCAACGTCTCCAATACCATACTTCTCTACGATCTCTTGTAGATAAACAATGCCAGACTTACCTTTGATATCCGACTGTTTCTTATCACCTGTAAGTAGTAGCTTACAATTCTCACCAATTCGCGTCACGATACTCTTAACTTCCTCTGGTGTTGTGTTCTGGAATTCATCAATAATCAGAATACAATTCTCAAAACTCATACCACGGATAGCCTCTAGCGGATGAATCTCCACCTCGCCACTGTTCAAGTAGTATTCGTAACTCCGACCAAGCTGTGACTGGATGTTGTTTAGCAGGGGCAACAGGAAAACACCTAGCTTGGAACGCACATCGCCCGGAAATAGACCCACTGACTTACCCATTGTGACGTAAGGGCGTGCTATTACGATCTTGTCAATGTGTCCCAGACGAAGTTCCTTAGCCGCCCATCGAGATGCTAGGTAGCTCTTACCACTCCCGGCGTCACCACTAAGCAGGCTGATAATATTGTCTTCAAAAGAAGCGAGTGCCTTCTTCTGGTTTTCTGTTTTGGCAATGATTGGCTTATCTTTCTGCTCCTCAATACGATTCTCCATGTGTTTCTCAGCAACAGTTTTCTTAGACTTACGACTCTTCCGTTCCTGCTGACGTACACGATTCTGTCCAGCCATTCTCACCATCTCCTTCTGTTTAGTTACACAAGCACCAGCTTACCTTTAATGTCCCCCCTGGTCAAGGCTTCTCTGATCTTGTCTGTATCATATTCTGAATAGCTGACTAGCACACTAGGCGCATTACTTGTTCCGCCTTCAACGCCATCTACGTGCCAAAACTTCAGGCGTCCTTTAAAGAACATCACGGAGTGGGCTTTGTTCCAAACGCTTTCGTGAAAACCGATTGTCTCTGTACGTGCAAAGATGAGCGCTATCCCTGAACCGTGTGCCGCTAGTTTATCTAGCCACTTAAATGTCTCTCTACCATAAGGAGGGTTACACCACACCCTGCCGAACCAATCTTCAGTGAGGCCATCTTTAGGATTCTCGGAATCAATCCCCCAATGCTCTTTTGCTGTATCCCAAGGACGCCTCTCTGCCGGACTACAAGGGTCTAGGTCAAACTCTCCAAGACAATCTGTAATGTATTTTGGAGTGAGCCATTCGTCTTTATTGTCAGTATTTGTGTTAAAATTCTTAGCATTCATCTATACCACCTCCTAAAGAAAATCGGGACACACAATATGCCCCGAATACATCATCCTAAATTGTCTCAGCCGTCATTACTATCAGGTACAATAACCTGTTTAAGGTCTTCCGTATTCCATCGCAGATCAACGTCAGGAACAATAGATTGTGGTTTGAAGATTACCCGATGATGATACACGCTAACATCTGAATAGCCCAATTGTTCTGCGAAATATGTTACGTTATCCGACAATCCGAGGAAATGCTTCTTGAATTGATTTGGCCCATTCTTACATGTCACTGTGACAGATTTGGCTGATTGGCCTGTACCAATACTACACCGTCCTTCGATTGTAAGCATGTACTCTCCAGTGATGCTATTATAGAAGATAACACGCCGATTAATCTCAAACATATCAGCAGCCTTGCTTAGATTGCGTGACGCCACCTCAGCATCCGACTGACATCCTGCTAAAATAAGACTACCGGCAATAGCCACACCCGCTAAAATCTTTTTCATGTCAAATCCTCCTATCAAATACCAGTACTACCAAACCCACCTTCACCACGATCTGTCTCATCAAGATCATCCACAACCTCAAACTCCAGATCAGGTAGTTTGTGTAAAATTAACTGGGCGATACGTTCATCCTGTTTGATCACAACGGGCGTGTTGCCTGAGTTATACAGAACGACTAGTACCCCCCCTCTAAAATCGGAATCCAAAATACCTGCCATTACCATAATGCCACTTTTTACAGCTAACCCTGATCGTGGTGCAATCTCACCATAGTAGCCTGATGGGATCGAAAGAGCAATCCCTGTGGGAATTACTACACGTTCGTTCACACCAATTACAATATGCCGCAAACCTGTTGATTCAATGTCGGCATGTAAATCTGCACCCGCTGCGAATGGTGTGGCTCGCACAGGGATATTCGCAGTACTTGTCAATTTTTTAATCTTCACGCTCATGTCTACTCCTTCTAATTCATCAATGTCACACGTTCATCAGTGTGTGCTGCATCTGTTCTTTCGTCTTCACATTCTTGCGGCTACGCTTAATCGACCCACAATTCCCGCAACGATATGTCTCGAACTTAGACAGGTTAGTGTAAGCATGTTTACCAACCATCTTGTCCATATCATCGCTACCACAAGAATTACATCGTACACGATCATCATTGTGATGTAAAGCTACGTTCGGATGATTCTTCATAAATGGTCTCACCTTGTAATACAAGCTAACCAGCGTAGGAATATCGCCACGATTGTATTCAAGCATCTGATTCATAGCATCATCATCCCCATTCATACAGTCTAGCCACAGTCCTACACCAGACGTACTCAACTTACGCTCTAGCTCAAAATACCGTGTAGCACTGTCTAGGCTATTAGACGGAAGGCTGAAATGCTTGCGTAATGCTTTCAGCGTACACACCACCTTGTAAGAAGATGGTGGTGGCATTCCGTGGTAAGCAAATCGTGTATTCATCCAACCATCATCAAATGAAGCATTATGAGCAATGATGATATCAGCTTCGTCTAATAGTTCCCATAGCTGTTCGACCAAGAGAATGTCATTTGCATAATCTCCGTCACGCCATGTTGGTAGCTGATGCAGACCAAGTGAATCATATTCAACATCATGTGGAGCTGATGTATTCAACTTAGCCCAAGCTGCTGTTAGAACATACGGCTCCTGAATCACGGCTTGTGGGCTGATATTAGCCTTGAAGCGAGGGAATGTAGCTGCAATCGTAGCACTCACTTCTAGGTCAATGAACAGGATATTGGCCCCGTCTTTAGCCTCAACCAAGCCCGTCTCCTCCCGCATACGGGCCAGAATATCATTGATCGTACTCTTCTTGCTAGGACTTCCCCACAATGCGTGTGAGATTTGTCTGGAGGACATCCCTTGCTTGGACATCTTTAGAATCTGTTCCACCGTATTGTCATCATGCTTCATTCTGTTTCCTCCGAATAATCCATCTCAAGAATCATCTCAAGATAGTGAATAGCTTTCAGAATGTCCTGCTTACCATTCTTGTTACGATGTCGTGTCACGTACTTGATAACGTTGGCTTCAAGATATGGAATGTTATTAGCACGGATATACTCTACTGGTTGAATCTTACATCCTTTGTAATGGTTGCCGCCCTCTTGTTTAGATAGTGCTGTCATACTTTCCCCTCCTCTACCAACTCTCTAACACTTTGCTTACGAACACTAGCATTATTACTTGGCTTGTTATGTTTTGCAAGCAATTCCTGCAATTCTTTCACAGGGAGTTTTGTCAGCTCAATGATGCGCTTCTCAATAACAGCCTGTTCAAATGTAATGCCTTGCTTTTCCGAATATGATTTAACGCTATGGCAGGGTTTACAGACCAGAGCTAAGTCATCTGAACTAAGACACGTCATACTCTCTACAAACGACTGTATATCTCCAATCTCAGTTAATGTGTTCTCTCCATTGATATGATCCACTTGCAAATCCTTCTGTAAGAAATCCTTTCCACACAGATAGCATTCACCACCCCACACCATATTGCCAGTGGATTCGTTCAGAACACGTTTACGATTATTCTTGATCACTTCATGCTTGATAGGACTTCTGTTCCAACAGGCTCTGCGAATCCCTCCACGAAGCCATGCCAGAAACTTTGCCTTAGTTTTCCAGATATGGGGAAACTCTTTCCAAGGCTCTTTGGTCAAAACACATCCTCCACATCATATTCATACTCACCACAATCAGCTCCAACATTCACATCAGCGAATAGGTAAAAGTGTAACACGTCATCAGATTCCCAGCTAGACATTAGTGTAAGACCAGCAGTGCTGATATAACTCACACCATCAATCTCTCCAGAGTTATACCTGAGAATCATGTCTTTCATCCAGCGTCTCACGTCCAGAGGAAGCCTGTTACGCCAATCTTTTTGTGCGTATGGGCTGTTGTTTAGAATCCAGTTGATAGCTCGGTTGAAAGCATCTCGGTCGTACACTATCTTGCGGATTTTGGGTTTAGGTGTCGGGGATACATCTTTTGGATTATTGTCATCCTGACAACACCAAGGTTTGTCTGGGATACTGACAAATTTAGCCCCTTCTAGTGTCCTAGGGGTATACTTAATCCACTCAGTATCCACTTTATCCCAGTACTGCCAGACGCCTGCGTGAATCCTGCTCCAGCTACTAGAGTAACAATCCATGATGTCAAAGTGTGTTGCCTTTGTAGGCGGTTCACCATAGCACTCAATCAACCAGTCAAAATGCTCTCGCTGCTCTTTAGTCAAGTCAGTGTATTTCATACGTTTCCTCCGTAATACCAGACAGATGTTTTGTAAAGATAATTGGACACGATTAACGTGCTGGAAAGTGTGGATATTGTTAAGATGTAGGGTAGGAAAAGTGTGTTCATAGGTTTAGTTCCTTCTTATAGTATGATCTGTGGTTCAAATACAATTCGACCAATATGGAAATCTTGATCAATGTTTCCAATTGTTGCTGGCGTGTATACTGGTACATCTATATATACATCAGATAAAGATAGGCCCAAAATTTCAGCATGAGTCTTTGCTTTATTTAGTGCGTCCTGTAAGTGCATGCTTGCTTGCTCAATGTCATTGCTCCAAGGTTTAGTCATAGCCCAAGTTCCTCCTTTAATTGCAACCATCGTTGCCCTTTCTTCCTTTGCATAAATAACAGCTCACAATTTTCATCCAAGATATCTTCAGCGGTCTTGGTCATTGTCTCTCCCGTCCAAGCCTTATAGGTGTAGCTTTCGCCGTAGAAGTCTTTGTAAAACTCTAGCACATATTTGTACAGTTCAGCAAGACTCTTACCCTTCATACCGGCAAGGATGATCTCGGCTGTCTTCTTACCAACACCACTTCGCTTAGGTAGTCCTAGTTTAGTATACATCTCTGGTGAAAGGTTCTTCAGACCAAGAATGTTATCGGTAGATTTATCACCAGACAGCATTTGTACGGCGAAATTCCAATCAGCTTCTTCTTCGGTAATCCAGTACCACTCTTGGGTGTTGTAATTATGATGAACAGAAACGCTGTTGTCGAGATCTTTATCTAGGGCAAGCAGTACGAATTGAGGGTTAGTGCCATTCTTTCGGTAATCATACCACATCATAGTCGAGACTGCATCATCCACCTCCTCGCCCTTGATGATAGTCGTGTCAGGTAAGCTTTTGACATACTCTTTCAGTCCATAGAAATGTTCAGGCTTCTCCATACCCATTCGGTTGCCTTTGTATTGCAAGATGGTTGCAACAGACTCTCGATTGAGCTTGCCTTCACCAATAAACAGGCGATACATCTCAGCACTCACCTCCTGCTTGATTCCTT